ATAACTTACTTGGGTATCAACTACATACACTAAATATAACTACTAGTATCTATATATGTGAGTTTTAGAAAATCACTCGCATCTAGATATTCAATTTATTCGTTAAGGAGACTGGAACCATCTGGATAGACAACGATTTTCCAAAGCTTCTTGGTGCTGAACTGTATCGCCCCCACCCCGCCTACATCATTGAGATGGCAGTCGAGCCTGTGGTCGTTCACGATTTCAGCAAGCAACCTGGTCAAACTGTGCAGCTTGATCGTTACCGCTTCTGGGGCAAGCCCGGAACCAAGGAGTCTAGGGAGAGAACTGCTGACCAAACTCTCGGCAGTGCAAGTGCACGTAACATCGTTAAGGACAAAGTGTTGGTTACTCTTCGTGAGTACACCGGCCCTGCTGATTCCCGCGACACCACGCAGCCCTCTACTTTCAAAGTGGCTCGTGAAACCCTGATCACTGCTCAGCGTTTGCTGCTTGATACAGGTAATTTGAACGTATTCCATCAGTCAATCGGTAGCTTGACGCTGCTTGATGACTATCGTCGCTGGCGTGACCGCGTTTTCGCTAACGAACTTCTTAAGGCTGAAGCCTGTGGTCTCTCATCTTCTGAGCAAGGTGGTTACTACCTTCCAGGCGGCAAAGAGAAAGGCATTGAATCTACTTCTGATGGCGGCACCCTTGGTGTTGAGTATGAAGCTGGTGAATCTGCCAAGTTCGATGTGAAGACTGACCTCCTTGAGGTTGTCAAGGACATGCGTAAGCGCAACGTCCCAACATTCGCAGACGGTTACTACCGCTGCATCGTGGACCCCACCGCAATGATGCACTTGCGTCAGAACAGTGACTTCCGTGAAATCGCACGTTATCCCGGACAGGGCATGGCTGATCCCATGAACCCATTGACCGGACCTGCTGCGAACTTCTTCCAAGGAATGGGTCCTGCATATGGCCAAGCTGGTTTTGTCGCTGGTCAACCTGTAATGCCTACTGGCTTCCTCTTTGAGGGTGTCCGTTGGTTCGAGTCCACCAACCTGCCCGAGACCTCATACAACCTGAAGGTTACCGATGCATCTGCAGCTGTCGCTGATTACGACGCAGCTCAGTTGATCTTCTTCGGTCCTCAAGCTGTCGGCGTCGGCATTGGTGGTAACAACGCTCAGATTCTTTTGAACAACAACGATGACTTCAGTCGTTTCATCATCATGATCTGGTCGCTGTTCGCCGGTTTTGAAACCCTTAATAAGGATTTCATTACGGTTGGTTACTCTTTCGTATATTGATAGGAGAACTAACTATGTCCGTAATTTTTCCCGGTAACTATGTCGCTCACCTGAACGCCTATCGTGAGCAAGGCTGCGTTGCGCTGCCTGGCGTTGAGTTCTATCGTGGCATTGGCGCACTTGTGCTTAACCCCGATAATGACAGTGTCCTTACTTTGGACGCTGATGGTAATTCAGTACTCGCTGCTGGTACTTATGACTTGCAAATCCTGTCTCCTGACCTTCGTCAAGATGACAAGCCCCGCAAGGATAAGCCATTTGTGATTCCTGCTGATTCCGTTGTGTACCGCACAGCTGTTTCCGCTCCTGGTGTACGCGAGGCAACTCTCGCTGGCTCTACGACTGTGACAGTTGACGGCATCACTACTCCAACAGCAGTGCCCCTGACTGCAGTTCCCGAAGTGGATCCTGTGACCAGCGTGGCCAACTCTAACTACGGTTACTTCCCTGTTGAAGGTGAAGTATCTGCTATGGAGAGCATTGTTGACGGAACCGCAGTTTCTGTGACAGACGACACTCCAGTGAAAGTAATCACGTCTGCTGACCTGATTGCTTCTCTTGAGCCGTCTGCTGGTGCATGTCGTAATTCACCTTCCGCCATCCTGGTTGAAGTGTGCTACTACCGTGCCGCACCTGCTCCTGATGTTGAGGACGCACATATTCCTTATGCAATTGAAGCTGGCCAAGGTTATTGATCCACTTCTTTGAATAACACTAGGCTCTCACTTGAGGGCCTTTTTTTATGCCTATACTTAAGGAGGTTAGAATGACTCAAGACACACAAAGTATATGGCTAATCTATTTCAAGATACAAAGACAGGCAAGCTTGTAGAGTTTATCAGTAAGCACGATAAAGAATATGCGATGGTGCGTGACTCGGGTGGCAACGTAACTTATCTCACCTTGGATCAACTTGTACCTTATGAGCAAGGCAAAGGACGCTTGGCAAAAGTAGAAGCTCCTATCCTTGAAGTCAAAGAAGAAGAAGCACCTCCACGTGTTGTACCACTTGATGACACACGCTTGAATTTGAATACAGCGACTGCTGAATATATCCAGAAGCGTCTGCCTGGTGTGGGATATGCAACAGCTAAGAAGATTGTAGAGATGCGGATGTCACTCAGTGGTGAGCGATTTGCAAACCTCAAGCAACTAGAGAATATCCCTAGAGTCAATTGGGAACAGTTGATTGCAGAGGACCTTATCTTTATTAGTTAAACTATTAATAGTATTAGTGTCTTAGACAATGGCTAGCAGTATCGAAGATATCTTGATGGCAAAGGCTATAGCCGATGCTGAGAAACGACCTGATCCAGCCGTTGCAATGGGCGGTGGTGCAGCTGTAGGCGGTGTTCTTGGAGCTCTGCCTGGTATCGGCGGTGTTCGTGGTCGTATGGCAGGCGGACTTGTAGGAGCAATTCTTGGTGGTGGCCTAGGTATGGGCGTTCGTCAAGCAATGATTCAAGACTCACCTGCAGCAAATATGCTTGCCAAGATGCAAGCTCAAGGCACACTTAATCCGATGGACCGTGCACAACTACAGTCTGTCCTAAAAGATATCTACAACAACCCAGGTATGTGATATGCAGTTAGACGAATATCTCAAGTCTAAAACTCGTTATCACCTTGGATTCAATGCAGGTGCACAGATCCCTGCTGGTGACCGTGCAAGATTAGAAGAAGCAATGTCACTCGTACCAGACGAGCTCTGGTATAACGAAATTGTGTATCACATCAAACGTTGTGATATTGCGTGGAAAGCAAGTGCTGCAATTCCAGATGATTACTTTGATTCTGATGGCAGCCGTATCCTGAATCCATCACGTCAGGAAGTCATCAGTGGTGACGTGCAAAGGACAATCAATACGTCCGATCCTCTTAAAGGTGATGAATACTTCCGGGAAATCTATCTAAGAGAAGTAGATCGTTTAGCTGAGACACTCTATGTTCCTAACTATCGTAGACCTGAAGTGCGTCGCTACGCATTCGAACGAGCTGGTAGTGAATTCATTATGGCCGTACCTGGCCCAGCTGATACTGCAGTAGGTTCACGTATCTTCTTAGCAACTTCTTGGCGTTAGAATAAATAAAGCAACAATGTAATAAAGTTATGACCGTTTATGCGGGGACACAGAAGATTACGATGGGTCGGGATGCAGATACCGATTATAAATCGAAACTTGCTGCAGCTAAAGCACAAGCTGGTCCAAACTCTTATGTGCAAGGTGTCCAATCTGTAATGGATGATGGTGCTGGTAAAGCGATTGAGAGTACTCGCACCAAGTACGGCAATGTGAATTTAATGCCACAGCAGGTGCTTGAAGGGACTAACAGTAACTTTCAACAAAACGATAGTCCTGGCAACGCGCCACTAGACGATCTTCCTAATCAAACTGGAAGTGTTCAAACTGAGGTATCTAGTACTAACGTTCCTCAGAAAGATCCTGAGGCAATGGAAACGGATGCATTGTCACAACGTCTTGAGAAAATGGCACGTGGTGGTCAAGGTTTCCCAGGTCTAAACAATCGCAACCGGGAGGTTTGAGATGAATAAGAAAGAAGAGAACGCACGGATGCTTGATCCAATGCGTTTTAAAGTTACAAAGAATATGCCTTACGTACAAGGCGGACCGGATAACAATAATCCGATGAACGTAACTGATAACGCTTCACCACAGATCCAAGCTCCAAGTATCTACGGTGACTTCCAACAGAACTACGCACAGATGGGAACCGGAATGGTTAACCCACTGAACGTTCCTAACTCAGGACTACAGCAGAACTTCCCTGTTGGTCAGCGTAATAACGGTATGCCATTTGGTATGCAACAGCAGCCTGATACAGCTGGCGCTTCACCTGCTACTGATGGTATGGAAGCTGGTCGGCAAGCACAGGCAGCACAGCAACGTGGTCTGTATGCAGGACCAATGGGAATGATGGGTCAGCCCGCAATTCCCGGTGGAATGCCAGGAAATATGCCCGGCACATCTGGACCACCGATGATGCAAGGAATGCCTAGCGCTGAACAAGCTGCTGGCAAAGGAATGAACACACGTACAGGCAAACGAGGTAAATAATCATGGCCGCTACTTCTACTAATAAGCAACCACTTCTGGTTGATCGCGTAATGCACAACGTGATTGACTTGAATACAGCAGCAGTTGCTTCAATCAATGTTGCAGGAACAAACACTGCATTGCTGCTTGTTGATGGTTCTCAGTCTGATGGCTGTATCATCGAGGACATCTATGCGATTTCTCGTGGCAATGTCGAGAGCACTATCAATCTGTATATAAGCTCAGCATTTGACTACTTGCGCCCCAACGAAGGTATTTTTATTGGTAGTTTCAAATCAGCCACTACAGCAGGCAATGTAACTCGTTGGGAAGAGATGCCCAAGATCCTTGCTCCAATGCCACAGACGGGCACAGAACAGCAGTTTAGAGCGCTCTACCTTCCTAAAGGCAAAACAATATGGGCAGCTCGTCAGGACACAGCAGCAGTTGTTGATGGACCATTGCTTGGGGCACAAGGCGGCTGGTACTAATGCCTAAAAAGCAGAATGGGTTTGGTAACGCAAAGTCCTTTGCTTTTAAGCCAAGTAAGAGTGTAAATAAAGGTAAGACAAAAGGAGCCGCTGGTCTCTATCCAGGAGATCGGCGGTATGGCACATCTGTGCATAGAAGTGTGATTGAAGCTTATGACCTCAACAGTGATTGGGTCAAATGGCGGAAAGGCTATGAGTATTACAATCGTGCTGCTTGGTATAGGTTAGAGACATACGATCCGA